GGTTGAGTCCCACTTGCACCTATTTGTAAACCGGAATCAGTTTGACCATATTTCTGCCCGATATTACCGGCAGATTTATAGTCTGTTCCCATTACAAAATGATAAGTGTCACCTGCATCCACAGCACCGGCAGCGACAGTCGCGTCGCCTCCAGTACCAGTTGCGGGGGCAGTGGCTCCGTGATTCGTGACATAAGCATAACGCTTATGGTAGGATGGTCTTCGTTCGCTGAATTTGAACTGAGGGTCGTCCACTGGTCTTTTCGAGACTTTTGATAACAGTCGGAAAAAAGGGTCCTGAGCTATTGCTAGCTCCGAAACTCTTGATCCAAAGTTATACCGTCTCCGCAGATCACCAGTATCAAGTACAGGTGAACTGGTTATACCAGCGGTACTCTCAGTTAAACTAGAAACATCAGACAAGCCAAACAAATCAGCCATTTGAGTATCTCCTTAACTTAACATTAACAAATAAACGTCCAGATTAATTAAAATCCAAACGCTTCTTCCAACTTGTTGTCAGTTCCCAGTATTTCATCAAAGACTTTATCGTCAGGAGTTTGTTCAGGTTCAGGTTCACTTCCCGTAGATGCTAAAGATTGAGGCCGTTGCTGGACTTTCTTCATCTGCTGTGAGACTTGTTCATTAGCATTTCGAGCTATGTTTTGTTCTCTTTCACCTTTATTCATCAGATAATAAATATCATCTAATTGTAAGGTTTTGTTCTTAGCGAACTTAACAAATTCGGACCACTGATCGTCAGACATTTCAAACTTCTGGCGAAATTCAGATTCTCTTGTTAACCGCTTGTTTTCATTTTGTTGTTTACCCAAAGTACTGTTAAGTCTTTTTTGAACAACTCCATCAATCGTAGCTGATAACAATTTAGCTGAATCAGATTCAGGGTTCGACATAGCATCATCGGGGTCAAACATAAACTCTTCTCCTAAGTTTAATCGTTCTTTCATAGTAACCGGGGCTTGACCACCACCCTCAAAATAACCTCTCACGTGAGAAATCAAATTGGGGTCTTCTCTCATAGCATCGAGTATAGGTAAATATGGCTCGAGTTCAGATAAACGACCGTTAAGACGTTTAGCTTCCCTACTTGAGTCACTATACCTTTTTTGTAGATTTTCACCTACATTGTCCGTTACAGGGCTCGGTTTTTGGTCAAGGTCTTGAGTCCCTTGGTCCGTAGAGGTTATCTGTTTAGGTTCGGATGGTGTTTGTTCTAAATCTAAATCTAAAACTGCACCATTGACTTGGGTATCGAGAGCCTCGAAGAATCCTTCAACACCCATCGCACTTTCGGGGGCTTGTTCAGCGTTACTTACTTGTACATTTTCTGCCATTTTATTTCCTCCATAAATTATGGTATTTACTGTTTACTTTCAAAGTCTTTTTTTTGTTTAATTTTTTCAGCGTCAACAGCAGCTTTGACCTCTCTTTTTAAGTCCTTTTTAGCTGTATCGAACTCGCCTTTCATCAATCCTCTAAGAAGTTTCTGTTGAGCTTCTGTTTCTAAAGAACCTTTTCTCACTTCAGTACTGGCTTCATTTACTTTCAGTTTTATACCAGCTTGTACTAATTGACGTTCAAGAGTTTCAACAGTTCCTTCACTATCCTTCAAAGCTTCTGTCATTTGTTCTACTTGACCTTGAAGTTGGCTATATAGACTTTTTCTATTCACTAACTGTTTCTTATTTCTAATATCAGTTTCAGCGATCATAGCAATATCATCAATTAATCCAGCCTGGAACCATCTAAAGTATTCTTCTAACAAAGCCCATCTATTAATAGGTAGAGTTGCTCCTGCAACTATTCTAACATCAAACTTTGAGGATTCATAATCCATCCACTTTCCTATGACATCGCCAAAATCACTATAAATTGGAATATTAACTCTAACTTCTTTTTCTCTTTCATCCCCAGCCTCAGGCTGGACAATACGAAATACTTTATCTATTGAATAATGTTTTTGAGCTATTTGCTGGAATACTCTGCCTAAATGTTCAAGACAAGGTTCTACAATAGAACCCATCCATGCTTTTAATCTTCTAGTCCCAAACTCATCATTAGCAAGAAGACCTCTATATGTTTCAGCTTGTTGTTGAGTAAATCCCATCATAGCAGATGGAACACCAGAAATATACTCAGCATCACCTTTTCCTTCTTGAGTTATTGTATAAAAAGCATTGTTTATAGGAGCTGGTAATACTGGAGTTGGAGGTGTAAATCCCTGTCTGTATTTCAATAGAGCTCCTGGGGAAGATGAGTATTGCTCCCATTGTTCCTCGTCAACAGAACCTTCTTCATACATCCACCTTAGGTTAGAAGCAAGATTAGCATTATGAATCATAATTTGATGAGCTTTGTTTATTTCTTGCTGTTTACCTATTAGAGGCATTACTGCTGACATTGAGAATGGAGTCCCAGTATATAAATATGGTATTGGGACTATAGGATATTCAGTAATTGGTAATTCATATTCATATAAGAATACATCATCCCCAACACTACACACTAGTTTAATTCTTGTTTCATAAAATTTTACAAAGTCAACAACACTAGACTTAAACTCATTATTTTTCATTAATGTTTCAAACTCTACTTCTCTCATTACTTGTTGTTCAACTCTTGTAATTTGTTCTTGAGCAATTGACATTAACTCTTGTTGTTTTTCAGCAACTGCAGTTTCAAACATTTTTTGAGCTTTATCTATCTCTAAGGAGGCTCTTTCTGGAATAATTTCGCCAGCCTGTAAAGCTTGATCTATCTGCATTTTCTTTTCTTCCATCTCAACAGCTGCTTCTCTTGAAAATTCCTCAACCTGAACATCAACAGCTCTTTTTATCTCCCTAAGTTCACTTTCAGTTGGTTTTATCTGTATAAAAGCATTTATAAATGGTATTTTTATTTTACTATAATTTTCATAATATCCAATGATATCTTCATTTTCACCTTTTGAATCATATGTAGAAGAAATATCATCAGGTTGAGTAACATTTGAAGTATCAATATTTCTTTGAGAATAAGAATCACGGAATACACCCTCTGAAGCCTTCTGTATCTTTTTATCAAATTGAGGGAATAATCCTTTTAGCTGAGTCTTAGAAAGATTCTTTTTTATCATAATAAACCCAGCATCTCTAAATAGAAAATCTGTACTTGATGGATCAACATAAACGTCATAAGGATCAATTCTACTAAATCCGACTTCCCCTTTTCCATTGTCTAAATCTTGGTCTACATCTATTAGAAAATATCCAAGACCTTTTGTCAATGAGTCTAAAACAATTTGACTATATATTGACTTACCATTTGAAAGGTTCCAACAATAATCTGAAATATCAGAATGAACCTGAGCTATATCAGTATCGCTTCCCTCAGCTCCAACCGCCTTCCATCTTGGATTATTAGCCGTAACAAAATATTTCATTATCTCAATAATAGGTAATATTCTATTAATTGTAAATGTTGGCATCCCAGCTTCTTCAAGCGACTTTTGTTCATCTGAAGTCAACTGTTCATCAAGATAAAAATCAAACCCTTTTTGACTCTTTGAACGCCATCGTGTTCTATGAGTTCCATTTGCTCTTTCCCATAGTTGCTTATTTACACCAGCTTTGTTTTTTCTTCCTCTTTTAGCCATTAATATTTGCTCCCACCTAATATTTTTTCAATTTTACCTACTATATCAGTACTAAAATTCATTTCAACACCGAAGGAATCATTACCCATATCTCCAACCATTAACTTCCCGTATTTAGTTTGAAACCCAATAGAATTAGGTCTTAAGTCTACTCCATGTTTATTAGCCACACCCCAAAGAGTTGCAGCTCCTGCAAATCCTAATGGATTTTTACCAACTCCCTGAAGAAAACTTTGAGCCTGATTTTTGTAACTTGCCCATAATGATTTTGGACTGGAAACATTCAATTGCTTTGCAAAAGAAATTCCACCTTTCATCAGTTGTTCGTCTCTTTTATTAGACCCAAACCCATGACTCAAAGAACGAACATCACCTAGTTTAGGTTTCTGATCAATTCGCCTGGATTTTTTGAATAATACGCTTTTTACATTATCTTCAGGCATTTAAGCTACTACCCAACTTTTAGCTCTCTTTTTAGGCTTATACCATCCCTTTTCACTCTTATTTTGCTTAAAATTAGGAGGAAAAGCGTGTATTTGTGCATAATAAAGAGTCTCAACTGTATCATCGTGAGCCATTTTAGGACCAAATGTAAGTATTTCATTAATTAAATCAAACATATTCTCTCTTAAATATACACTTCCAGTACTAAACCTACCACTTAATCCACTATAAATCCTATTTCTCTTGTTCATCCCTCCTGGCTTTTCTGGAATAACTCCAATATTATACTTGTTTTCAATTCTTCTTCTTTCGTTTAATGCCTGGAAAATTGAACGGTTCATAGCCACATCTTCAACTGTACTTGAAACGCAATGATATTTTTCGTGTAAATCCATTATATAATCAACAACACCCTTTTTATCAAGTATATTTCCACTGTCATCACGACCTCCTACAGTTGGTATGCTTCTATGTCTTTCATACTCTAACACATATATATTGTTATTCACGTCAACAGCAATTACCATTATAACCGAGAAATCAGACGTTTTTGTATCAATGTCAGTGGCCGGATCACAACCGATAAAAGTATTACAAGGACGCTTATCACCATCAACAACAATATAGTTAATACCATCTTCGTGTTCGTAATAACCATCCCAATATCTAATTTGTTTTCTATTCCAAACAGCATCTTCTTCACTCATTACCTCCATCATATATTCTTGAAAAAACTTCTGGGATTGACCAGAGTCTTGATAAAATTTCTTCTTTTCTTTTAACTTTTTTCTTGTAAAGAAAGACGGCCATAACGGAGCTCCATTGTTTAATAAAGCTTTGTAAGTAATCACTTTCCATGCGAAATCCTTTTCTTTACCTTCCTTTTTAACCTTCGCATGTCGGGTAAGAAGATTATTAATAAAGGAATCATAATGTACGGGAGTGCCATTAACACGCAACCTACCAGTATAAGGTTCAAGAGCAGGATAAACAACAGCGGTGACCAAATTAGCGTTTTTAGCCCTCGCATCCGGGGTAATAGTATTTTGTTCATGTTCAAAATCATCTAATATAATCAGATCATATCTTTTGTGAAGTTTCGCTCCGCCTCGAATTCCAGCAACATTACTTTTACTTATTAGTTTACAACTATTGGACAACTCAATATCTTCTTCTGTCCATTTTCTTCCTTTTAGACTCCCAAAATAATACTTAATACTTTCATTAAATTCAAGGTGATGTTTAATATAATCCATGTTACCAACAGACAGTTTTTGAGTAGCTGATACCCAAGCGTAGAAATGCATATCATCTTTAGGGCAGAAAACAAAATCTTTTATAATAGCACATTTGGTTAGAACAGTTTTCCCATGTCCTCTCGGTAGAATAATCGCAAGTTGCTTTACCTCCTTATCGTCAATGGCATCAGCCATTTCATAATGAAACGCAGGCGTTTCACTACGCATAAAGTCATCTGGCAAAAAAAGCTTACCAAATGCTATCATATCATTATTAGCTAGTCTTAGTGCTTCTTCCGCTTCGCTTACGTTTTGGCTGTTTAGGTTTGCCATCTATATTATTTTCTAAATATTTTTTAAATTTATCTCCATTACCCTCAAAATCTACATACATATCTAAAACAACTTCAAGAGTCCTTATTTTTTTAATAAGTTCCTGTGTAATATAACTAAGGGTATCAACTGTTTGGATTAACTCTCGTCTTTTCATCTTCCTCCTTGTTATCATATTTTATCTCCATCGGAAACAGCTTCATATGATTTTCCTCCATATATTGCCTTACCATCATATATCCCTATTGAATCTACCTGAAACCTTTCATCATCATATTCAACAACACCAAATCCCTGTTGCCAATTATGTCTTGTGCTTGCAGCTGGAACAATACTATTTAATTTAGCTAAAGTCCCAAGAGAAAGAGCCTGATAAAACTTAGGTTTTCCATGTGTCCATACTGTCTTATGAGCCATTTCAAGTCTGTGAACATGACCTGTTATCATACTTACTCTCGGAGAGTCAAGCATTTTCGTTACACTTTGACCGCTTTTCGCACCTACTTTATGCCCATGTATACAAACTAAATTATCATTAATATAGAATTCACCATGAGGATATTCACCTACATATTTTACTCCTAATTTCTCTAGCCCAAGTATATATGGGACTGATAACACTGGAGGAGTATCTGGTTTATTCGCTTCTCTTATTCCATAAGCCTGAATAGTATTCTTAATTATACTATCAATCATTCTCTTTTCGTGGTTGCCTTCAATATAAACCATCTCCTCACAATAAGGTCTTAACTCTGATATCCAACTTGCAAGAAAGTCTATACTCTGCTGTGTCGTAAAGAAAAACTCAGGTGAATGAATGAAATGAGTTGACCAATCTGGTAAGTCAAGCATATCACCTAACATTATTATCCTATTTGGTCTTACATCCTTAATAACTTTTGTCACAATATTGATAGCGTCCATATCGTGTAATGATGTTACTTCTCCAGTTTGCATATTCCTCTTGAATCCACATTGTGAATCTGGGATTATTATATCAACCTTTAGTTCCCTCTTAGGAATACTGATGTTGAAATTTATCCCTAGCAAACTAGCTCCTTTAACCACAGGCCAATCACACTTAAATGGAACTTTTCTTACAAGAGAAGCCTTTGCCTGATAATTGGTATGTGTATTCCAGAATATCTTACCATCAACTTCCTCCTTCGCTGAAACATCCCATTGATTTACCTTAAAATTGGTCACTTTCCATATATCTTGATCAACATCGAACTTATCTAACAGTGATTTAATGGTTGGGATTGTACCATCAGTCGTATTTGTATCTACATATAAGTAATTCATATCCTCGCTCATAGTAGATGCAGAATCTACATTTTCGTATTCTGGATATGGTGTAGATGAACTATTATTTTCTGTGAACTCTCTATCGCAATCTTTACATTTATACCTTTGAGCTCCTGAACTTGAAAATCCGTTCTTCTTAGAATTATCTGTCCCACATTCTGGGCAATTCATATTATTCTCCTTTTTCTGTTATTAGATTTCTTTCAACTCCCTTTATCTGGTCAGGCGAAAATCCCTCAAACATTCCTATTATTCCCATCTCTCTATGCTTAATCGTTGTCCCGGTTGTTCCTATGATCTTTGCCAATTCTTTTGTGCTTTGCAATACAATATTATCATCAGAACTACTATCTGACAAGCATTTTAATTTATTCAATATATACTGGTGGTCAATACCTAATGTTTTTGCCACATCCATTACTGATTTTTCTACTTCTTTCATAATCCTATCCTGTTTTAATAAAATAACCGCCTTTTTTCTAGCTTCCAATTCTCCACTTGCATTGAATGCGTCTAAATAAGACTTAACTGGACCCATTCCTACTGCAACATTCGTTGCGAAAATCTTTTCTTTCCTCGTAATACCTTTTCTTTCTTTAACACTCTTTGGATCATTCCCTGAAAATGTGTACCTATTCTGATGCTCTGAAAAATCCGTATCCATAGTCGAGAATTTAGTCTTAATGAATGTACCAACAATAGTACGTACCCATCCATCAGCATATTTATATGATTTTCTATCCCCTGGATGTTTGATTTCATTGACAACTTTGAGAAGTTGGACTATTCGATCATCGTTGCTCCAGACCCAATCTCCCTCTTTCCCTTTTTTCCAGTCTTTTAGAGGAGTTCTGTCTGGATTATCGTTATAAAATTCAGATATATGGTCATATATATAATATCTTTTATTTCTGATTTTGCGATATTCCATTTATGTCTTTTTCTTGAAGCTGCTTATACAAATACTCTATAAGACCATTCACCTTAGTTGGAATTATAAATACTTCACCATCTATTTCTATTGGATTTGTATCTGTATTTGAAAGGCGTTCAAGAATTTCCTCCTGGACTTCCACCGGTAATTTACCCATTTCTGTCATTCCATAAGCCATAATTATCTCAGAAAAACTATTTCACCTGCAGCTGGAGCTGAAGAATCTCCCTGATCTCTAGCCCCTGTAGAAGCTATCTTCAGAACAGTCCCAGCAGGAACTGCCTTAAAATGAACCCAAGATCCATTTACGAAAAGCTCATAATTACCAGTTACCCCCACATAAACAGCCCTAGTCGAAGTGTGAGTGGAGTTATTATCAGTAATACTTGAGGCATCAACGTAAGGAGCAACTCCCTCGCTAACAGTGAAATCCATTAATGATTTTCCCATACGCAAAATTACCTAATAATTGGTCTAATTCTCAATGATTATTTTTTTAATTCCCTCCATAGGAATGTACAAGCCAGCCAATTGCATATACTTGAAAAATACTTAAAAATTACACTTGTAATATACTAAGGACTGAATCATAAAAGTCAAGGTCTAATTTGAAAAAACCCAAAAAAACTGCATCATTTTGATGTGTATCCTTATTGAGCTAGGTATCCCCTAAAAGGGGATTATCGTAAATACGATTTACGTTATTTTTCGTTTTAGTTATAATATTAATAGTTATTTGATCTATATACTTGAATTAACTCATGGGAAGGAGGTGCCTATGGCATCACCGATGACTCCTGAAGACCTGAAATCTCTTGTTGCTCTAGTAGTAACTGAGCTGAAGGTACAGAAGGGGACTGACGAACATGAAGTGGACGATGACATCCAAGCGTTCTTTGATAAAGAACCGGATGAATTCCTCGCGCGCGTCTCTATTGAGACTGCCAGCCTCAGCTTGTCTGAGCGTAGGCGGATTCGTAAGGGACATGCCATTGAGGCTGATGACCATGCTCAATCAGAGCAAGGCTTTCTAGCCCGCAAGTGGCGTAACGTTGCGTATGCACTTCGGTCTACCCGAACTAGGTAGATATGCATTGTCGTCGTATAACCCGCAAGGGAGGCTTGGTGGAGCCTGGGAGAGACAGCCTATTCCACCAAAAACTTTTATTTTCATCTATCTTTTATTTGTTTTGTATGTTTATTACAGGCAATTATTACAT